GGGCCGCACTCATTTATATTCCTCCATTAGAGAATTATAACTAACTTGGGATGTCATGTCAAGATATATTTTTTTCATGGTTGTTATCCTTCGAGAACTGCTATTCTCGCTTCTAATTCTTGTATTGTTTTTACTAGTATCGGTATTAGTTTTGACTGGTCAACTGCTTGCATATCTGTTGCATCTTTTTCTCCTAATACTGCTTCTGGTACAACTTCTGCAACTTCGTGTGCAATAAACCCATCTGCTCTAACATCTCCTGCAATCCATTTAAAATTTCTTGGTTTTAATGCCAAAACTCTTTCTGTTGCACTTGCCATATCTTGTATATCAGTTTTTAATCTATAATCAGAAGATGAAGTAACAGAGATACCAAACTTATTACTAGTAATTTGTCCTCGAGCAGTTCCATCCGCATCTGTGGCTAATAAATGAAAGCTAGCAGTAGTGCTATTATTGTTTGACCCTTTCGATAAAATATTTGGAGTAGTTGAAGTTTCTGCATCTCCTGTGCTTTCTATTACCATTCTTTTGTTAAAAGTAGTTGTACCTGAACTATCTACATGCAGTCGAACATTTGAATCTCCATCAGAAAGTACAATATTGTTGCTTGAAGTTCGTATATCGAGACTATTTTCATTTCCATTGAAAGCTCCAATAATTATATTTTTGCTTCCTGTGGTCATAGAACCACCGCCTCTAATAAAGATATTATTTGATCCTGTTGTGCCGCCCGCAGTTTTTATAAGAACATTATCATCTCCTGTAGTCATTGAAGATCCTGAAAAATCTCCTAAGAAAAGATTATTGCTTCCTGAAGTTACAGCTATTCCTGCTCCTTCTCCAAGAGCAATATTATCATCTCCTGAAGTTAAATCTCTTAAAGTTGGAAAAGCATTTAAGCCTGTTGCCCCAATACCAATATTATTTTGACCTGTTTTATTTGCAACTCCTCCAGTTACAGCAGAACCAGCGTATGCTCCAATAAATATATTTTCAAAACCTGTTGTCATTGAACGACCAGCTTGAACACCTATACAAACATTTTCTCTTGCCTCTGAAGAGTTACTACTTGTTGAGTTATTTCCTGCTTTAAATCCTAGTGCAACATTTCCAAAATTATCACCTCTTGATCCATTTCCTAATAATATAGTTTGCTGTCCTGGAGTATTTCCCGAATCAACAGAAAAAGAACCATTTGCCCCTGTCGTTAGAGATATATTATTTATACTGCTTGCATTTAATGTTCCTGCTAAAATATCAGACGCATCAAGAGTGCCTTTTACAGTCATAGTTCCTGCTGATTGATCAAAGAATATTCTTGCACCATCATGTATGCCTACAAAAAAGTCTCCGTCTGAGTTTAAATGAGCACCTTGACCTGTAAGAGTTGTTCCATTAATTAAAGCAACAGTGGTATGATCTCGAGCTACACCTCCGCCTACACCGTCTCCTGTACCTGTTGCAGTAAATACTACTCCTACATCATTTGATGTTGCTCCTGGGAATCTTGTTGTAGATGAGCCTGTTCCTGAATCAGTAATAGTATAAGTTCTTCCTGATACAAGACTACCAGAGTTTACTGATGTTGTTGGACCAACTCGAATATCTCTTGTTATAACTTTATCTGCATCAAGAAAATCTGTTTTTAAAGTTCCAATATTTGCAACTTCTGCCGCCATTGTTCCAAAGCTAGCATAGACTGCATTTAGCTTTGTTACACTTAAACTGTCTCCTGCAAGTGCATCACTTGCACTTGTACCTACAGCAAGACTTGAAGTTCCAGCATTTATTAAGCCTCTTACCTCTCCCGCAGTTATACCACTTGCTAAAGAAGGTGTTGATCCATCACTAGTTATTGCAGGATTAGGTATCGTTGTATTACCTGCAAGAGCCGTTGTAGATGTAAGTCCAAGAGCTAAATTCGAAGTTCCAGGAGTAAATCCAAGAGCTGTTGTAACATTAGAGCTTGTAAGCTCTCCTCGAATAGTTGCAGAGCTTTTATCGTCTACATTTGTTAAGCCCACCATTGCTTTAGTAACACCACTTACAGTTCCTGTAAATGTTGGATCTGTAAACATTGTAGTTTTTGATTCATTTGTTACATTGCCAAGACCAACGTTTGATGCTGTAGTTCCTGAGCGAATATCTGCAACACTTGTATTATCAACATTACCAAGACCAACCATTGCTTTGGTAATACCACTTACAGTTCCTGTAAATGTTGGACTTGCTAGAGGTGCTTTTGTTGCAATACTGTTCGTAACAGTAGTAGAAAAGTTTTCATCGTCGCCCAAAGCAGCAGCTAACTCATTCAATGTATTTAGAGTGCCAGGCGCAGAGTCAACTAAGTCACTTATAGCTCCCGTAACAAAAGCAGTAGTAGCAATATTTGTAGTATTATCACCCGCACTTTGAGTTGTTGCGGCACCTGAAATAGTTCCTAAATTAGTGCTAATATCTGATAGAGAAGAAACACTAATTTTATCTGCTGTAATTGCATCATCTGCGATTTGTGTTTCTGCAATACTTCCATCTGCAATTACATCTGGTGCACTCTTGACTTCACCATCCGTCTTTGCGTATGGTACAAAATTAAAAGAATTATCAGACGAGTCTTTGTATGCTCTCGCAATAATACAGTCATTAATATAATCAATTCTAATATTTGGTATAAATCCTTGGACACCACTATGTGCTGTATCTGTTGCTTTTGCTAAATACAATACTGTGTTACTCTCAACTGCAGATACTTCTATTTCTTCTGTGCCCAGTTTAAGCACATCTCCTTGTTGTATTTGTGCTGTAAAGTTTGTTCCTGATCCAGTGACTTTTGAAGCATTTGCTGCTTTTGTAAATGTACCAGTAAGTGCACTTCCAAAACGAGTTGTGCTACTACCATCTATAGAATCATAAAAGTATGGAGTGCCTATACCATTTGGTTTATGATATCTTAATAATTTTATTTTGTCATTTGTTTCACTATTGTCTAATAATAAATAGTAATGATCTGTTAAAAACTCACCTTCATCAGTTGTTTGAGTTGTAACACTTGTTGCAACCATGCCCGAACAGTCTTGACTATTTGAAAGTGCGTTAGATGTTCCTACAGTATCTTTTCCTCTAGCACTTGGGTGTTTGAATGTATATGTTGAATTTTTGAAAGAAAAAGATCCAGAGTTTGACATTTGCATGCCGGCATTTACATCACCTGTATATGGTATGCCTTTTTGAGTCCTAGGAATTACTTCATCAAATTTATCAGAAATAGTAATTGTTATTATTTCTGGCTCTGAAACATTATCTAAAACATTTATAGCTCTTACTGCAATCTTATATGTTCCAATTGGTAAGTCTTTAAAAGAATGACTTGTCATTTCAGGTTCCATTATTCGAATTGGATTTTCTCTATCTAAAAATGGATGAACAATTTCAAAACCTGCTAAATGCTCATATACTCCTGTGATTTCTCCTACCTGAGTTGGAGGTATCCAATGTAAAGTTAGTACTTCACCAAGAGCAATATTTGTCATTTGATTTGTTGTAAAAACACTCTGTACTGGAGGAACAGTATCTGTAGAAGTTACAGCAGGATATACAGTATCCGCAACATAAGTTGTAAAATCTTCATCTACTGCATCAAATTTTTCATTAAAATATTCAACTGCTGAAATATCAAAAGTATTTTTTCCAGACTCTGATATCGCTAATATTTTATATTGTTTTGCAGAAGTTACTACAGTTTCTCCACTACTTGTTTCAACAAGTGCCCAAATTGCTTCTGCTGAAGGGACAGCACTAAAAGCGGAAGAAACAGTAAGAGCGCTAGTGGAGCCTGCTGAATTACTAAGAGGTTTATTTTCTACTCGAGTTGTATCACCATATTTTAGTATGAGGGACTCTGTTGCATTTGCAGTTGCTTTTGCATTTGCAGCATCTTCTACACTATCAATATTTTGTAAAGTATATGTTCCATCTCCATTTGAATCAATAAATGCTTGAGTTATTAAATCTCCTTTCTCATAAGCAACGCCATCAATTGTTACAGCAGATGTTGCAAAAGCACCTGGTGTAACAAAAAGAACAGATAATTCATAAGTACTCGCACCATTAATAGTTACAGGACTATCTATAGGTATTGTTGTTGTATTACGAGTTCCTGTATTTGATACTCTTCCGCTGTATCTTACAGAGTTTCGTGCACTATCTTGAATATTAATTACATCTCCAGGAACTAAAAAAGATGCGTTAAGAGCTGTTGAAAAATTTACAACTTCTTTTTGATTTGCTGCTGTCCAAAGTTTCCATCTACCATATCGTAATGCTTGTCCTTCAGAAGTAGCACCCATAGCAACGGAACTTTGAGTAAGTACCTTATTTTGTTTTACAATATCTAATCTATCTTCAACGATGAGAGGTTCTGCTTTAAAATTTGCATCTGGATTTATCCAAGTAACTATTACTTGATTAACTCTTGTTTTACTTCCTGTACTTTCATAACTAAACTGTCCATCTATTACATTTCCTCTTGAAAAGTTATAAACTGGGCCAGAAGGTGCATCCATTGAAGAAAACACCTGCCCATCAATATAGTAAATTAATCCTCTAAAAATTGTTGCAATATCTTTTATTACTTTATAAGCATCTGCTTGTTTTGTTAAGTATAAGTTTGCAGTAAATCTTGGTTCTTGTCCACCTTTACCATCAGAAACTAATTCATCACAATACCTTGCAATTCTAAACAAAGTAAACTTATCAATATCTTGATCTTTTAAAAAGTCTCCAAGACCATATCTATTATTTGTAAGTACATCATAAAATACCCAAGCAGGATTATTTGTATAAACTTTATTTAATCGAAAAGCTCCATCCCAATCTTGATATGTATTTTCAATAACACCTGTTGTAACATTTCGTTTGTAGTTTGCAATACCGTCTGATGCTTCTTCTCTAGTTACATAATTAGAGGGAACTTGAACTTTTAATCCTCGAGCATGGTATCCTCTTGTAGGCATACTTTGAAATTGTTTTGTACTAAAAGATACTTTTGCCATCGCAGAGTATGGATGCGTAAGTATCTCTTTTATAATACATGTTGTATTACTTATAGATGCGGCAGTTACATTTTGCCAATCATGAAAAGTTTCTCCAACACCTTTAAACCCTGGATTTTGATGACTATCAACTCTATCAATTATTACTTTAAAATCTGAAAAAGGTCTATACTTTGTTAAATCAAATACCTCTACAAAAGTTACCGCATTTGTATTCATTCCAGAGTGCACTTTATGACTAGTTGGAGAAATAAGGATAGGAGTGCTAAAATCTGTTGCTCCAACTTTTTTAATTGCTATTTGTAGTCTATACCGAATATAAGTTGGAAAGTTTTTACCTTTACCACTTACTGCATAGAAACCACTACCATAAGCAAAAGTTACTCTTGCTTCGTCAACCTCTTGTAATTGACTTGCAGTAAGATTGAAACCTGATGCAGCACTTCCTACTAATTCTTTTGCTGCTTGGCTTCCTGAAAAGTTGCTACTTTGTTCAATACTTCCGCCAGCACTTGGAGTGTTTGTAATTGCTGTTGAACCTTCGCCACCTTCTCCTGCAAAAGGAGCTTGTGCAAGAGTTCCTGTTCTAAATTGAGTAGTTACTCCTTCATAGTTTGTTATTTGAGTTTGAGTAACTGTATCTGCATCAAGTGTAATTGCTCCTGATACATCAAATTTATAAGTTCCAGAAGTACCGCTCCAAGCGGCATCTAGTGTTACTGTTGCTCCACTTATACTTGCAATTTTTACAACTGTATCTACTTCTGCTTCATAAGTTCCATCTGGTAACCAAACACCAGCGGGACCTCCTAAACCTGGAACAAACTCAGCTACTGAACCACTTGTTCTTACTGTAATATAACCTTCTCCAGCACCTTCATCTGTTTGACCATGAGAACTTGAGGTTCTATTTAATCGAAGAGGAACATAATCTTCAGGAGATGCTGTTGTAGTAGAAATCATAGTGTCTGTGAAAAAATTAGACCCATCTGATGTTGTTAGTGTTGTTTGAACATTTGCATTATTTGATCCGCCAGAAGAATTAGTTGCAACTACAGTTTTTGTGCCTCTTCCTGCTCGTACAATTAAAAATTTATCTCCATTACTAGGAACTAAAAATGGAGTGCTTCCGCCTCCCGTAATTGTAGCAGTTGTAGATCCGTTTGTTAGAACTACACGTTCCCCTGTTGAACTTCGAAATGATGCCGCTTGAGAAAGTGGTGCAGCTCTATCATCATTTAAAAATACTGACGCCTGTGAGTCTACTAAACCATAAATGGGGCCTTCTGAAATTAAATCAGTTACAGCAATAGTTTGGCGATCAGATGGCCCAAAGTTACTTGTTATACTATTTTTTGCAGCTTGTATTTCGGATAAATTAGGTTTTGGCATTATTTATGACTTATATTAGCCCCTCCAATTACGCTGGAATCTCCACCGCCTCCAGGAAAATAATTATTGTTTCCAGGTCTTCCACCTTGAATTACATTTACTGATATTGGTCTTCCAGGTACTCTTAGTTCTCCATAAAGAAGAGGTATAGGATCTCCTTCTTTTGCATTATTACCATCGCCTGAAAATAAATAATTTGTTGGAGATTCTGCGTCTACAGCAGGATCAGGTGCCATCATTTGTTGTATTCCTGCCATTGCTAAGTTTACTGCTAATAATGCTGTTACTTTTCCACCTATTGTTCCAAACCCTGCACTCATCATCATACCATAAGCTCCTTGTGCTCCTCCAAAAGCGGTTCCTGCAGTAGCTCCTGCTGTTACCATACCTCCGATTGCTGGAAGTGCTACAAATACAAGAAAAGCTGCTGCAATTAGTTTTCCAACTCCGCTTTTTGCTCCCGCAGGAACTATTGCAATACTAACATCACCTTTTTGTATTGGAAGAAGAATTTCTTGTTCATCAACCTCTTCATTTTCAACTTTTATAGAAAAATCAATATTATCTTCGTGACACTGACGAAGATAAGGAAGAAACTCTGGTCGATTTGCATTTATGCAACGAATTATGTCTCCATAGTTATCACTATGAATTGAAAACTTTTTACCAAACCTTTCTCCAAGTTCTCCATGTAAATATACATTACGCAACATATCTATATACTCCTGTTATAAACGGCTTCCAAAAAGGATATAAATTTTCTCTACAAGATAATCTATTTTCTGCATGATGATAAAATATGTCGTCTCCTAAATAAACTCCACAATGGTTTGGTACATTTTCTCGAATAGTAAATATTATAACATCATTTGGTTGCATATTTCCCTCTACTTTTTCATATCCGTAATCTTTTATCATTTCATCTGTAAAATAATTTAGTCCTCTATCCCACCAGTTATCTTCAAATGCTTTTCTTTTTGGTATTTCTATATTTTGTGTTTTTAAATAATCTCGTATTGCTTCAAAACAGTCATTTACTCCAAACTCATACTCTCTTCCATATAATGCTTTTTCTTCTCGATTTGGTTGTATTACTCTCATATCCATTCCTGGATAACTAAATATATAATATGGCACATTTAATGTATTACAATATTTAATATCCATCTCGCTTGGATCTGCTGTACCATCTGGATGACTGTGTACCACTCCTACAATATCCATTCGATTACTATAAGTGATAAATTGAGTTGAATCAATAATAAACTCTTCGTTTTCTTTTGCAACATTAGTACAAGGATACCATTGTATTTTTCCTTTTACCACTCCAAGAATACCACACCCTTCCCTTGGATACTCATTGTACAGATGTTGTTCTATTTCACTTATTAAGTGTTCCATATTAAAACTTTAATGTTCCAGGGAAAGATCCAAACGGCAATCTTGCTGCTAAATTTTTACTTCCATCTGGTTTTTTACTCGCTCCTGTTAAATCATTAGGTTTAAATCCAAATCGACACTTACAAGATTGAAGTGTCTTTCCACAAACATCTGCGCGTACCCAAGGACTTCCTACGGAGTCTGGTGTATTTGTTCCTGCAGATGTATGTGCTCGTAAAGCTTTCCATACTGTTCCTCCAAATAATACAAGAGCATCTTTTGCATATGAAACAGAACTTGTACTATGAGTTGTGTATTTAAATACTTCTTTCCAAAATGCAGATGTTGAACTCGGAGTGTTTCCTGTTCCCGCAACTATACATAACCAGAATCTATTATCATGAGTTACATAATCTACAGTAGTATATGCTGTAGAAGCATTATAAGCTGCATATGTTTCTCCGCTAGGAACTAGTGGTGAATCATTTATATCAAAATATGCATTATGAGAAAATGTTCCTGAAGCTGTTCTATATTTTATAGAGCCATCAAGTTTCCAAGTGCATCCACCACTAGGATTTGTTGCATTGTGATATCCTTGATACTTCCAACTACAAAATTTACCTACAACAACTCTTCTTGGTAGTTTTACATTTTCTATATCAAAAGGTGCGGCTACTTCAAAAGTTATAGATGTAGAATTTTCTTCTGCAATTCTATCAATTATATATTCTTGTGTTCTAAATTCTATTGGAGGTGTTGTGTGTGCAGATTCTCCAACTAAATATTTTTTAAGAGTCGTTCTCTTTTTTAATCTTTGTCCTATTAAATCGTCATTTTTAAAATCACCAAGTTGATCTGAAAGTAGAGTTCCAATATTTGCAATAGTAAAAGACGGTCTATTTTGTGCACCATCTGCAGCTAGTTCTAATCCATCCATCATAATTGGAAAAGGCTCATATGTACGAGCAGTAAAAGGGCTAGTTTTATCATTAAACTGAATATCGGTTAAATCATCATCAACACCAGGATGAAAATATAAAATTGTTCCGTTTTTGAGTTCTATCTCAAATAAATGTATAAGTTCAGAATCAACTTCTTGAGTCTGTAAATCTGTTGCGATTAAATTGCTCATGCTTCAAAAACTCTTCTCAATGATAAATTTAGAGTATAAAAATCGTCGTATTCATAATTTACAGAGTAATCTGTAGACACAACTTTTACATCTCTTTCTCCACTTCTAGTTGTATTATTTGTATCAGGTAATGTAAGAGTAAATTTAGTCACATTTTGTTTTGTATCTAAAAATGCGACAATATCATCTATATCTGCTTTTGGACGAGTTTTAAATGTTAAAGTATAAGTCTCATTTAAAACATTAATTCCATCAGCGATTCTTTGCTCATACCCATCTCCAAATCTTGCAGTCAACACTCTAGGCTGTACTTTTTTAGTAAGTTGCTTATCTGGAGTAGCATATGTACTTCCTGTATAAATAAATCCAATTGTCATTATGCTGCTCCATACGGATTAAGTATTCCGCCTGATCGTTTTTGATTTTGTAATTCAGTTTGTACTGCTTTTGCAACTGCTGAACCTAATTTATCCATATCTGGGCCAGTGCTTCCCTCTGTATTTGTTCTTCCATCTGTTGATATATTTACAACTACATTATTTTGAGTTTGTCCTCCGCTTTTCATTTCAACAGGTATTGATTTCCCGTTTGGAAGAGGAACAACTGCCTCTGTTCCATGCAATATTGCAGGATATCCTGCTCCAGGACCTCTTGCTATTCCTCCCGTAGAATAACCTGGTGCTTTTCCTTGAGGAGTCATTATTCCTCCAGTTTTACCTTGCACTCCTAAAAAGTTTCCAATAGGAGTGTTTCCAAATAAACTGCTAATAATTTGCATTGCAAGCATTCTTGAGATCATCTTTGATATATCTGCAAGTATTGATCTTGCCATATCTGCAAAAGCTTGTTTTGCATTTTTTGTTCCTTGAACAAGTGCATCAATAGCAGATGCAAAATTATTTGCTAAACTGTCACCAATAGAAAGTCCTAGCTGTTTTATTTCATCTGCTGCTTTTTTTGCTACATCTAACTGAGTTTGTGCAAGTGCTATTTCTCTAACTTTTGCTTCTACTTTTAATCTGTGTGCCTCTGCTTCAACTGGATTCATTTCAATTAAAGCTTCATTATTAAGCTGCATTAAATCAGCTTCTTTTTGTCTTAAAATTATACTTTGTTTTTGAACATTCAAATCTTTTTTTGCTTTATCTGCAAAAGCACCACTTAAATTTGCTCCAGCATTTAAAGTATCTATCTGATTTACCATATCCTCAAATCTTAGTCTCATTTGTAAGTCTGCAACTTCTTCTAGTTTTGATATAAACTCTTTAATTCCGCCTGCTTGTTTAAATTTTTCATCAAGTTTTAATAATACATCAGTTGTTAGTCCTAATTTATTTCCTGCTACTACTGCAGCTCCTCCCATATCACTTATTTCTTTTACATAAAGTCTCACCGCTTCAGGACTGGCCCCTTTTAGTGCAATAGTTAAATTGTCTAACTTATCTTTTGCTCCCTCAATATTTGCTGTAAATCGTCCAGCATTTTTAAGTAGTTCTTCAACAGCATCTCTGTCTCCTGCCTGTATTGCTTTAAATACTTGAGGAGATAATTTTTTAACATCTATCAGTTTCTCACTTACAGAAGCTAAACCATCTGCAAATCTTTCAGGGTCTCCTGCTAATGCTTCTAAATCATTCATTAAGTCCATTATTGGAAGACTTTTTAAACTCTCTGCTCTTGCTCTATCAGCTTTGAAAGCATCAAACTCTTTATCGTTTTTATTAAATACACTTCCTGCTAAAATTGTTGCTAACTCTTGTTTTGCATCAGTAGCTGAACTTTTCAACTCTCCAAGTTTTTCTTGTAATTGTAGAGTATTTTGTCTTTCTTTTTCAAAGTCTACTAAATTTACTCCTGTAACTTCTTCTATTTTATTTATAGTAGCATCAAAAGCTGCATCAACTTTTTTTCCAAACTCTGCTGCAAAATCAGCAGGCTCTAATAATGCAATCTTAACTCCTGGTATGTTATTTACTTTACTTATGACATGGTTTATACCTTTAATCATTAAATTTATAAAACCTTGAATAAAACTTGCTGATCCTTTTACAATATTAAACACTTTTTTCAAAATAGTTGCAGGTGCATTTACAAGTGCCATTACCATATCAAAAATAGTTTGAATAACTGCTAAAATTACTGTTGCTTTCATTGCCATATTCATAGCTTTGCCGAATCCTTTTGCAGCTTTTCCTGCTACTGCAAAAGCTCCAGCTAAGCTTTTTGATATGGTTGCACCTAATTTTTTTGCTCTAAGTCCTGTTTTTGTAAACACATTTCTTATTCTTTGACCCGTTGTGCGGGCACGAGCTTCACTCATTGCAAGACCTTTACCAATATTTCTTGCAGTTTTTATTCCAACATCTTTAAATATTCCTGTTGTTATTTTTCCTGTTCTTGCATACTGTCGTTCTGCACTTTTTAATGCTTTTTTAAGATTACCAATATCTGGACCTTTCATTTCTCCTAAAGCTGCTCTTTGTAATACAGGAGATGTAGCCCCTTTTGTAACAGCAGTTTGAGCACTTGTTTGTAATTTTCTTGCTCCTTTTGCCTGCGTTTGAGCTACTGTTTCATTTGCCTCTCTTATTTTTTTATTAAATTGTTCAACTGCTTGTTTTGCTTCATCTGCTTTTTTAACTTGACTATCGAAAAAAGCTGTTAATCCTTGTTTTGCATCATCTACAAAAGGCATATTTTTTACTATACTTAATCCAATTGCTCCGAAAAAGAGGGCGGCAACAGCAGCATTATCATTTAAAAAAGTTGCAAGAGCTTTAAAAGGGGGAAGAATAAATCCAGATACAGTTTTTGCTAAATCAGAAAATGTAGCACCTAACTGAATAAAAGGATTTGCTTGTCCTTCTGCATCGCCCACAACTTTGTCTAGTTGTTTCATTGTTTCTAAATAAACTGCTTGAGATTTATCAGCAGTTGTTAAAGCACTTGCTGAAACTCCAAGTGCAGCTGCATAATTTTTTGTTGCAGTTTCTAAACGTAAAGTAATACCTAATTCATCTAATAATTCTGGTTCTGCTTTTGAAATACCTCTTGTGAGTCTATCAAAAGAATCTTGAAAGTTTCTGCCTAATACATTTGATACTTTTAATGCTCCTTCTGCAATTTTATTCATTTGATCGGCAGAAAAACCTTTTGCAAGTCCCATTGCGGAAGCAGCTGCCGCATTTTCAAAATCCAACATGCCTTGAGAAGCTTCTCTTAGACTATTGGTAAGACTCTGCATAGCAACACCAGAATTTTGTGCAAACTGAATTTGACTTCTTTCTAATACTTGTATATCTGAAGCTCTTTTGAAAAATTCAAATGCGGCAGAAATAGCAAAAACACTCGCGGCAAAAGTAGCATAAGCACCAACTAAACCACCCATTCCTTGAGCCATTTTTGAAAAGTTTTTACTTGCACCTGATGATGTATTTGCAACACCTTTAATATTTCTATCGGCAGTTCTGGAGTTTTTTCCAACTTGCTCCATTCCTTCAGCAGCTTTTTTTGACTCCCGATGAATTTGTTTTAAGTTGCCTTTATCATCAACTTCAACTATAATTTCGACTCTTTTTGCCATTAGCCTTTTACATTATGGGTGTAGTTTTTACCACCTCCTGCAGATTTGCGTTTTTCTGCTGCTTCTCGTTGTTTTTGCTTCTCTGATCTATATGATATTAGGACTGCTTCCCAACGTTTCATTAGTTTTAATACTGTTGCTTCATTTTCTACTTTGAATATATTAAATAGATACTCAATATTACCCCAATGTTTTCCTAGATATGTTCCAGACATTCCTTCCCAATTATCTTCTAAAAAGTCAAATATAAAAAATGCCACTTGGACTTCATCAGGTAGATCTGATGGGTCGAGCGGCATTTTAGCAGGGTCTGGTTCTTGTCCTAGTTCTTCACAAATTTTTAAATATGTATCAACATTTATTTGATCTGACTGTCTGACATATTTTTCAAGTAAACGAGTTAGCTCATCTACTTGTTCCCAGTAAAATTTTCAAGATCACTCACTGTTTCTGTAACCCAAGTATCAAATTCACTAGAGTTTCTCATTAACAACTCTGCATTTTCTTGAGTATGAGGCAGATTATCATCTGGATTAAGTTTTGATATATCCACTAATAGAAGCTCTTCTAAGTAACGATATTTCAATCCAGTCCAGTTTTTAATAACAGCTTTACAATATTCTACTAAGAATCTTTCTTCGTCTAAATCTTCTTCTGGCTGACGAGTCTTTTTATTAAATTTTGTAGTAACACACTTTTTACGTAATTTTACTAACTCTTCTCTTGCTAAATAACAAAGATCTACAGACATACCTGCGTATCCTGGAAAATCTATTGTTACTGTTTTACTCGGAGTCATAAGACTCGCTAATGAAATCGGGGTGTCACTCATGTTTTTTGTCCTTAATTATAAAATTTTATGAATAAAGAAGGGGTGAAAAACGCACCCCTTCTT